AGGAGAAAAATCTACTCTAACATATAGTTCCACTAATGGTGTAAGTTATACTTTAACTGATGTTAATAATCCTGGAGCAAGTAGTACTGCTCAGGTTACTCCAACTTCTACAAAAACGTACACATATACAGTAACCGGAGCCACGGGAACTACCGCAGCAACAGCAACAGCAACAATTACAGTTTATATCAAACCAGAACTTACACTTACTATTGTTAAGACATCTATTCTTAATGGTGGTAATACAAATCTTTCATGGAGTCATACAGGAGATGCTAATGAGATAGTTTGGACATCTGGTGGTATCACGAATACAAATTTAAACAGTAATACTACTGTTAGTCCATCTGTTACAACAACATATACTGGATATGTCAAAGGTAACGGTGGTCAATCAGAAAATACATCTATTACGTTAACTGTATATTATTCTCCAACATTAGAAATTGATTCTCCAACATATATTTTGTATGGTCAACAGGGTGATATTAAAATTACTACAAAATATGCTACTGAGTCTGTCACAGTAACACCAACTTACACGTATGATTTTGTTGGATCTACTACAGCATCTGCTGCTAATTTATCTGTTAATGATAGTGCCGAATTTACTGGCACAGAAAATGAGGATATTTACACTACAACAATACCGTATGATGATCGAGGACCATTGAGTGTTACATACGTAGTTAAAGCAACTGGTAAACTGGGAACGTTCCAAGAAAAAATAATTACTATACCAATCAATATTGATGATACTCCTGATAATTTAAACATTTCCGAGAGTGAAGATTTAATAAAAGATCAAACACCAGTCGTAACACCAGAAACAGAAGTATTGTCTGAGATGTATTTAATTGATGATATCGATATCAAAGTAGAAGTTAAATCTGATTATCCTATACTAGTTGATTTAAATGCAAATCAACAATGGACTAAACTAAGACAAATTGGTACAGCACCAGCAGTTCAAGGAAATTCTGTAGGTGGCAATTCGATGCCAACAGAACCAGGAGTATATCGTATCAAACCAAATTTTACACAAACTGAAGCACCTCTAATTGTGAAAGCAAGTAGTATAACAGCAGTAGAAGCAGCAAAACTTATCACTTGTGTATCTGTCATTGATGAAACTCAAGGTAGTTATTATAATAATCTGGGAAACTTAAACAACGTATGGGGGCAAAATCCACCAATTATTGGTGGTGCTGTAAATAATCGTAGAGGATTCAGAACAGCATTTCCATATAGATCTTTCTACATTCTAGATCCGGGTGGCAGCGGTGGTATTGATATTGCCACTAATTTTCCTGGTGATGCTAATGCATATGGACCAATTACTGTAAATCGCGATAACGGTAGTGCAGCATCTAGATCTGATTGGTTTGCTATTTGTAATTTTGGTTCTCTTCCATATGGAACGATTGTTTCTATCTGGGTTGATATTTCAGGTTCTATGACGCTTGCAACAGTCCAAGCATCATATGATTATTTCTTAGCACGTTGTGCTGCTGCTGGTATTGAAATTGTATTAAGTCTTAGTGCTTCTGGAGAGAGATATATTGAGGGTCATATTGTATATCTTCCCCCTAGTGCTAACTTTACAGCAGAAGATGCTGATGGAAATACCTCAAATATTGAAGTTATTTCAGGATCTTCTGTTACATTGAGTTGGATTGTATTTGGTGATGTCAACACTTTATCTATTACACCGGGAGTATTGAATATTACACCTTCTTTTAATGATTTTGTAGATTCTGCAGTAGTTAATCCTACATCAGATACAACATATATTTTAAATGCAAACGGTCCCGCTGGATCAACCACGAGACAAATTACTATTTCTGTATTAATTCCTCCTACTATTTCTATTACATCTAGTCAAGGAGCATCAATTATTAATGGCAATTGTACAACTCTTTCTTGGAGCATAAGTGGTGATGGAAATAGTGTTTCATGGACACAAGGGGGCATTTCAAATACAAATGCTAATAGTTCTGCTGTTGTGTGTCCTAATGACACCACAACATATTGCGCTGTTGCTAGTGGACCTGGTGGCGTCTCTCCAGAAACTTGTATTGAGATCACTGTATATCAAAACCCAACTGCTGGTATTACTGCTCCGGGAGTCATAGATTATAGTGTTAACTTCACTATTGAATATGAATCACAATATGCAAATACTAGTATTCAGATAACTCCAACATATACATATCTGAATGGAACTGTTGTAACAGGAACAACAATCAATAGAACTGCTGCAACTAGTGCAGAAATTAATGGTGGTGCTAGTGGAACTGTTAGTGATACTAGAGCAAATGGTACAGGTGTTCCAATTACAGTTCCTTGGAATAATTTTGGACCATATCAAATTGATTTTGTTATAGTAGCTGCAGGAACTGGTGGAACTGCTGAAGACACTGCGAGAACAATAGTCAATATAGATCAAACACCAGATAATTTTATTGTCGATGAAACTGATGATAAGTTAAAAGATCAAGATCCTGTCTATACACCAGAAACAGAAATTTTATCCGAGATGTATCAGATTAATGATATTGACATTCCTGTAGAAATTAAGGCAGATTACCCAATTAAGGTTGATATTAACAAGAATGATGATTGGGAGGACGTTAGACAAATCTAGGGTCAATAAATAATAGAACTGGGATCATAACTAAAAGGAATGACATATTCGTTTGCACCTAACGATCAACCACTTTACGTATCAGAAGGTGATTACGTACAGTTTAGGTTTATTGCACCTAATCAGTGGAACACCACTAATACTGTAACTATTACTATTGGTGATTTAACGCAGTTTTGGTTGATTACAACCATTCCGGAAGATTTTACTCCTGATCCATTTCCGTTTAATGATATCATTGATGCAGATCTTGATACGATGTATACTACGGATATAGTATTTCGTCCACCGGATGGCACACCATCTACTTCTTTAAGTGGATTAACACCCGACACTCAAGCAGCTGTAGTACTTGGATCTAATCTTGGTGGAGGCATCGAGAATTATGCGATGCGTGTTGATTATAATGGCAATGGAAGTTTTGATACGGGGTGGATTCAAAGTGGTGGAGCTATAACTGTAACAAATGGTGCAAGAATTCGAGTTAGGTTAAAATCTTCTGAGTTTACGACACAGTTTTCAAGATTGACACTTGTTATTGGTACATCTAGTGCAAGATGGGATATCTTAACTCTATCACAACCAACAAATGAACCGGAACCATTTCCAGATTTTACAGATTTAGAAGACCAACCGACAAACACATATTGTTATAGTGAGGTCATTAGATTACAGGGATTAATTTCTTCTGCTAGTATTAATACCAGTGGCAGTGGTGAATGGGCAATTTCATCGACAAGTAATACTTCAACAAACGCAGATGGATTTCAAGTTCTTTCTGGAGCAACTTTTACCGGTAATGATGGAACTGTGAATAATGGTGATTACTTACAGTTAAGAATTTTGAGTTCAAATAATGCTTTATTTCCAGTTACAACTAATCTTTCGATTGGAGATGCTCTCAATGGAGATACTTGGAGTGTAGAAACGGGTTCAAATCCTTCAACTAATCCCAACTCATTCTCATTTACTAATGTAGATGATGCAATTGAAGATACACTTGTGGCATCAGACGAACAACCTGCAACCGCTCTTGGAATTCAGGGATTGACAGATGGTATTCAGGTTCCAGTAGTATTAGTTTCTACTAATTCTACCAAAGTTCGTATTAAGAAAAATAATGATTCTGTTGGAGTATTCCCCACAACAGCAGGAAATGGTGATAAATTAACTCTTTATCTACAATCATCACCTTCGTTTAATACTCCCTTAAACATGCAAATTAAGGTTGGTGATCGACAGATTCCTGCATGGCAGGTAAGAACTAGTCTTGGACCAGATACTGATGCTGATTGGAGTCCACCAGCAAACAGAAATAATCAAATTCCTGAGTCTTTTGTTTCTAGTGCTCCAGTTACTGTTACTGGCATTAATAGACCAATCACAATTGAAAGTATTGCTGGATATCCTGCATTGATTTCTATTGATTTTGATCCTCCTGTAGCAGGTCCAAGAACATTTGATCCTCTTGTAAATTCTTCGTTTTATATTGTAGTACAAGCAGCATTACAACTTAATACATCAGAAACCACAACAATTAGACTTGGTACAGGAGATCCAAATCAATTTATTTGGCAAGTTACAACATATGCTACAGTTCCACCCCCATCTACTGATGCTGCTATTTGGTACAGTAGAAAATCTAAAAAATTCGATGGGTATCCAATTGGAACAGTTCTTCCTGTTCTTAAAGAAGGTGTTGGTACTTATGGAGATTTAGATGGTGGAAATAATGATAGATATCCTGGATTTGTTCCATGTGATGGTCGTTCATTAGATAAGAATGATTACTTTGAATTGTATACTATTCTTGCTGGGGAGTATGGTGAGACTACTAATGAATTTAACGTTCCTGATTATAGAAACAGAAAATTGTGTGGCATTGGTATTGTAGATAGTACCAGAGGTAATTCGGCATTTGTGCCAATTACTCTAGGATCTTCAAAAGGTATCAATGATCCTGGTGCTGAAGGTGGATATTGGTATTTTAATAGGGTTGGTGCTCGTGGATCAAATCCTTTGGATCAAGTTCAAGGACCTTCTGGTGCTGTAGGAAGTTTAGATAGTGATTTTTTCTCTCTTGGAACAGTTAGACTAACTGGATTGGAAACACTTACTGATCAAGTTATCTTTGAAATTAATCCTAATAGTTTTGTTACAGCACAAGTTGGAGGTCTGTCTTCTATTACTGTTGCCGCTCCTACACATAATCATGCCTATATTTCTGCAGTTACAGAAGGTAATGAGGGCGAAGCTAGTATTCCATGGAATCAACCATTGGGTAGAAGTATGTTTGGTGCTGCTGGAAGGGGTCCTAATAATTATGATGCTAGAGCACCTGAAAACGCAAGTTCACAGGAAAATACAGATGCAATTCGAGATGCATGGAAAAACTTTTTTGGCAGTACTCTTGGTGCTAATTTTCAGTTAGAATTGACAAGATATTATGGTTCTGATTTTGATTTTGATGATTGGGTTGAACAATTCCCTACTAATTTTCCATATAACTCTACTATTGATGGAGATTCGACGGCATTTGGTCCTGAGAGTGATGACCTTGAGTATTCAATCCAATTTCAAACATGGTGGATCTCTCCTTTTAGTGCTTTAGCATCTGCAAATCTTCAATATCGTGGACCCAGTAGTGGGCGTCAGACCAACCCTACTGCCCCTAATGGTGATACTAATAGATATTGGAGTGGTGTATTTGATACACAACCATCTACTTTTGCGATCGACCAGTATTTAAATACTGCTCCTGGAACACAAACACGTACTCATACACATTTAATTACAGAAAATGCCGTTGGTAATCCAAATGCTGATTTTACTGGTGGTAATTTTGATGGTGAAGGTAGCAACCAGACACCATATGGATCTGGTCTAGGTGGTGGCGTCGATGGGGCATTATTAACCTTTAATCTATGGTGGTCTAATAGATACGTTGTTGCCGGTGGAAAATCTCCAGATGGTGGCGGCGTTGGCGATCCCAGCGGCGGAGCATATTTCTCAGCAGGCGTTGGTGAGTGGTCTTACAGACAAGCTGGAGACTCCTTTTGGACTAATCCATCCGACGAAGAAACTAGAGATGAAGATATGATCGGTGGTAGTGGATCTGGTATGCG